GAAGCAGGCCGCTGGGGCAGCAGGGCCAGCCAGGAGCTGCGCACGCTGATCGAGCAGTACGGCAGCAGCCAGAACCTGGGCTCGGTGTTCGAGGACGCCGAGCGCACCACCCGCTGTGAGATCGGCCTGGTGCGGCTGACGAAGCCGGGCCAACGTGTAAGCGGGGCTGATGAGTTCGAGGGGTTCTTCCTCGGCCCCGACGACATCGAGGCCCAAGGCGAAGGGCTGATCCCCTACCGGCGCTCCCGCGACCTGGTGAACAGGTATGTCGAGGCCTGTCGCATCTACGACCAGCAGCTGGAGGCCGGCGTGAGGCTGCAGGCCCAGGTGGGCGGGATCTACAAGGGTGAGCTGGGCCTGCAGTTCACCATGCAGGGCTGCGCCGCCAGCCGGAACCGCTTCCGCAAGGAGTTGCAGAAGGCGTTCTGGGAGTCGGTGATTGCCGAGATGCTGCCTCCCGAGAAGGCCACCAGCCAGCTGCAGGGGGACATCAACCGGTTCGTCGAGCAGCAGACCAAGGTGCCCTTCACCGAGCGGAACCTGTTCCGCATGCTGCAGATCATCGCTGGCACCTCCGAGCAGCGCATCGATCGTGCGGTGGAGGCCGCGTTCGATGAGCTGACGCGCCACACCTCCGAGAACCGGTGGCAGGTGGAGGGCTGGAAGACCAACGACGCCTACCTGTTCACCCAGAAGTTCATCGTGCCCTACATCGCCGAGCCGGATTGGAGCGGTGGCACGGTGAGCCTGAAGCGGTGGTCGGGCAACTTCCCGCGCGTCCGCGATCTGATCAAGGCGCTGTGCTTCATCACGGGCCGGCCCTACGCCCAGGTGGAGGATCCCGCCTGCGGCTACGACCGGATCGAGGCTGGGGTCTGGTACGACTGGGGCTTCTTCGAGTTCAAGGTCTACAAGAAGGGCACGGGGCACTTCCGGTTCAAGGACCAGGAGGATTGGGCCGCCCTGAACGCCCGGGTGGCCCGGATCAAGGGCCTGGTGCTGCCCGAGAAGCTCCGGCGCAAGCCGGCGCGTCGCAAGGCCGCGGCCTGATGCCATGCGCCTGACACCTGAGGACGTGCGCTACTGCCTGGTGTCCACCGAGGGCATCAGGCAGGTGGCGCGGAAGCTGGGCTGCTCCAGGCAGGCGGTGACGGCTGTGCGCCGCGGCCTGAGCCATGGTGATCTGTGGCCGGAGCTGCCCCGCCGTGGTGCGCAGCGAGGCATCAAGAGCGGCCGCAACTGCTGGCACTGGGATAACGGCTCCTGCCTGCTGGGCCTCCCAGATCCACTGTCCAAGGGGCCGGCGTGCGCACAGGACTGCGCCCTATTCGAGCAACTATAAACATTTGTTACGAACGCTCGCCGCGCGGCGGTGGCGTGGGGATGATGAGTTCACGCCAGACGGCCATAGGCGTAAAACCGGGCCGAGCTGCTCCCAGTAGTCCGGGGGCCCACCACTCACCTCTCAACCGCCATGCCCTGATCCCACGGCCCGCCGGAGCCCATCCCGGCCCCTCCACCCACACCACCCCATCCGCCATGTTCGTCCTGCTGATGCGCACCCCCGAGGGCTGGACCGATGCCCTGGGCAACAACGCCCCGGCCGATGCCAACCGGTGGCCCACCGAGGCCGATGCCATGGCTGCAGCGGTGGATCTCGAAGCCATTGGCATGGTCGGCCCCTGGCGGGCGGTGCCAGTCGACGAGATTGGCAACTACGACCTGATCGCCTGACCCATGCGTAACCTCATCCTTCTCATCTTTCTCTCAGCCATCTTCTGGTCCATGCTCATCAGCACGTTGTCTTCCGTGCTGACGGATATGACCCGCCGCGATTGCGACCTTGGCATTGTCGCCGCGTGCAAGGCGCTGCAGAAGCCATGAAGGCCTTCGCACTCTGTCGCGCGGGGAAGTGGATCATCGCGCCTGATGGTGATGGCCAGCCCATCCCGCCCACCCTTGCCCTCGGTGATGATCCAGCCCTGGCCTGGCGCTCACCCACCCTCGCTCTGGCCATCGAGAAGCAGCAGCTCCTGAAGATCTTCAAGGGCTGGACCACTGAAGTTCGCGTCATCCAACCATGATTGCCACACGCACCCGCCCGACCCGTCTCTGGAAGTTTAATCCAGGTGATTGGGTTTACGTCCGAGGCTGGTCACAGCATCAGCCTGCCATCGTTGTCGCACCATGTAGTCGCCACAGCTGGCCCCACTACATCGTCGGCGACTACGACGGGAATCAATACCGCATCAGCCAGCTGCAACTGTCCAGCAAACCCATCATCATCCGTGGCGAACAATGACGATTCTGTGTGACTGGGAGATCCACAATGCTGCGGTTGCCCACAAGATGGTTGAGCCGTTCGATCCCGATATGCTCAACCCCGCCAGCCTTGATGTGCGGCTGGGTGACACCTTGCTGATCGAGTCGGTCGAGTCGACCAACCTGAAGCCCTACCCGCTGGGTGACCACGACGAGGGCGACCCGTATCTGCTGCGGCCTGGTCAGTTCGTGCTGGCCCAGACGATGGAGCGGTTCAACCTGCCCCTCGATCTGGCCGCGCAGTTCATGCTGAAGAGCTCCAGGGCCCGTGAGGGGTTGGAGCACCTGATGGCGGGCTACTGCGACCCGGGCTGGCATGGCAGCGTGCTCACCCTGGAGCTGCACAACAGCCGCCAGCTGCATCCAGTGCGGCTGTGGCCTGGGATGAAGATCGGCCAGATGGTGTTCCACCGCATGAACGCTCATCCGGTGCGCAGCTACGCGGACACCGGCCGGTACAATGGACATCAAACCGTTATGGGTTCCCTCGGATGAAATGGGCCATCCCTCCCAGTGCTCCTTCTCTCTTGGTCAGCGACACTGGGAGGGTGGTCCGAATGGCCAGCTCTCGCCGCAAAGGCAAGGGCTGGCAAACCTTCCCTGAAGTTGAACTACGCCCTCGACGTGTTGGTGCTGGCTACTTAGGCATTCAATGCAAGATCGCAGGTGAGCGACTAGAGCGCTACGTGCACCGTCTGGTCGCCGAAGCGTTTTTACCGTTCGATCCAGATCGGCGAGAAGTGAACCACAAAGATGGGGACAAAACCAACAATCACGCATTCAATCTTGAATGGACAACACACTCGGAAAATCACCGTCACGCGGCCAATCACGGGATTTCATCTGTTGCGGTTCTTCAGCCAAGCCAAGTGCGGCTGATCAAAAAAGAACTGCAAGGTGGAGACTCAATGAAGGAAATCGCTCGGCGGCATGCGGTTTCACTTTCGGCCGTCAATCACATCAAGCATGGCCGGTGTTGGGCCTGGCTGGAATGATCAACGGCGACACCACCGTGCAGGGGAGCCGAGGCTGATGAGCACCCCCATTCCTCCCGAGACCATGACCTGGCTGCACCAGGCGGCCCGCAATGGTTCCTCGATGGCCCAGACCATGCTGGTTGTGCTGGAGCGTCTTAATGCGTTGGAGCATTTGCCAGCGCCTGAGGCCGCCCCAGCCCCTGAGCCCCCGCCGGCCACGTTGGTGCAGCAGCTGGCCTGCCTGATCCACGCCTTCGCATCCGCGAGGCGAGACCGATGGCCGGGAAACAACGCCACCCCCACGGCCATTCAGGCGGTGCGGCTGGTGGCGGATTGGGCGGAAAACCGACATGGGTTCCATGTGCCATTCGATCTCCGCACCGAGGCCGACCGCGCCGCCGCCGAACTGGAGGGCCGTGATGGCTGACCCCATCATCCCCAACCGCGACCACCAGCACGGTGGCATGGAGGCCGTGGGCAGCACCTCCCAGAGCATCAAGATCCCCATGCATATAGCCCCCAACTGGTACCGGCTCAGCCCAGGTGAACAGGAGGCGCTCGACATGATCGCCCACAAAATCGCTCGCATCCTCAGCGGTAACGACCCGCACGATCCCGAGCACTGGACCGACCTGGCCGGCTACGCCCACGCTGCGATGCGGGGCCGCGCCGCCGGGCAGGAGGGCCAGGCATGAGCCACCCCACCCCCTTCTTCGCTGGCGTCGGAGTTGCCTTCCTGGTCCATTGGATCGCTGACGCTGCACGGCGGCATCGCCGCCGCCGTGGCAATCCAAACCCACCACCATCGATGCCATGACCACTCCCAGCTGGCGACAGTTCAGCCAGATCCCGTTCGATGCCTCCGTCGCTCGGGTGATCCGGGCCCTGGCGGTGGAGGTGCCCCTCGAGGGGCGGCCGACGGCGTTTCATGGCCCGGCGAGGTTCTCCGCGCAACGCACCGCCGATGGCGCATGGGTGGTGCGCAATGGCCTTAAGGCGTACCCAGTCGATGGCCCTGGCGCAGTGCTGCGGGCCGCGCGGTTACCTGCTGGCACCCCCAGCGGTGACGCCCTGCGCATGTGGCTGCAGTGGTGGGGCTGGGTGCCCAAGGGGAAGCAGCAGCAGGAGGGTCAGGCTGATGGCTGACCACCTGTTCCTCGATGCCAGCCGCCAGCCGGCGGTGTTCCGCTGCACCCGCTGCGGGGCCTGCCAGCCGGTGGCCTTCCCGATGGCGATCAACCGCCTGGCGGAGCTGGAGCGCCAGTTCCGACGAGAGCACCCGGCCCGGGGGGCGTGCCTGCAGCCGCCGCCTGAAGCGGCTTGATCAACTGCGGCCCGCCGGAGCCCATCCCGGCCCCTCCCATTTCATTTCTTCACAACACGACCGTGAACATCACCTCATCATTGGCCATCGAACCGAAGGTCATCAAGATCAGCCAGTACGAGGCCCTGGTCTCGGACATTGAGATCGCCAAACAGCAAGCCGTTGAGTCCTTCGAGTACGAAAGCCCCAAGGGCGAGAAGGCGGCGCGGAGTTACATCGCTGGCCTGCGCAAGATCCGCGCCCGGATTGAGTCTGCGCGCAAAGACGCCAAGAGCTATGCGCTCGAATATGGGCGAGCCGTGGACAGCCAGGCAAAGAGCCTTGAGGCCCAGATCCTGGGGTTGATCGAGCCGCACCAGCTTGAGCTGGATGCCATCGCCAAGCGGGAAGCGCAACGCGTTGCCGCCCACCAGGCGAAGCTGCAGCAGATTGTCGACCGTGTTCAGTTGGGCATGGCCCCCGACCAGCCAGCGGCCGCCATCCGCGATGCCATCACCTGGCTGCAGGTGTGCCCAACTGGCGACATGGAGGAGTTCGAGCAGCAGGCCAACGACGAGATCGACAATGCGTTGAGGATCCTGCAGGCTCTGGAGACGGCAGCCACCGAGCGGGAAAAGCGCGAGGCCCTGGAAGCAGCTGAAGCTCAGCGGCTGGCCGCAGAGCAGCAAGCCCGCTGGAAGGCTGAGCAGGAAGCCTGGCAGGCCGAGATGGTGGAGCGGGGCCGGCAAGAGGCCGCCGCTGGAGCGGCCCGTGCGGTGGCTAGGGCTGAGGCCAGGGCCAAAGAGTCGGAGGCCCGTGCGGCTCTGGCTGAGTCCGAGCGGGTGAGGCAGCAGGAGGAGATGGAAGCAGCAATTAAAGAGGAGGCCAGGAAGCGGGAGGAGCGCGGGCGGCTGGCCCGCGAAGCCCAGACGGCCATGCGCGAAAAGCTGATTGATTGTCTCTCGCTCAATTTGACAGGCCTGACCCGGAGCGAGGCCGCCAGCAGGATCGTGAATGGCACCCTTCATCCCGCCATCACCATTGACTGGGAGAAGGTGTCGTGACCGATGACCCCATCTGTGGTCACTACGTGGGAACGCCCGCCGCGCTGTAGGCTGTCCCCGGAATGTTTGAGCCCCGTAAGCCATTGGCCTACGGGGCTTTTCTCTGGATGCGGGGGCAGGATTTGAACCTGCGACCTTCAGGTTATGAGCATGACGGTCGGGCTTCCCTGGGGATCCCGGCCGGTCCCGGGGCCTTGGAATTGCTGGGGATGGACACCCGCTGGCTCCTCGGGTATCCCTGCCAATCCCGGGGATCCGTGGGAACGGTGTGGGAATGTTGCGAGTTGTTACGGTCGCTTGGCGGGGCCAGGTGGGGGGATCGATGATGTGTCCATCGGGGGCCGCGGCCTCCGCCCTTCCCATTCCCACCATGCCCACGCTCACTGCCCCCCACTGTCGAATCGACCGGGTGACACCACCCCGCGCGTATCGGGTGCGGCTTGATCTGCCCGACGGCGGCAAACCGATCACGCTTCGCCTGTTTGCTGCCACCGCTGCTGATGCGGTGCTTACCGCGATCGAGCTGGCCGGCCCTGGCGCGAAGGTGCGCCGCTGCACCCAGCAGGGGGAGTGGTGATGGCTGATCTCTCCAGAATCATCGCCCCGTCGCCAGACGAGATGGAAGCCTTCAAGGCCGCTTGCCAGCGACTAGGCGTCGCTGTTGCAACCGCCGGCCGCGCTGCACTGGCCGCGGCCTACCCCTGGCATGGCAAACCACCGACCTGGCTGCCTTTGACACCGGCCCGCCGCCCAGATCCCACCATCGGCCGCAAGCGCCGCGCGCGCAGGGCCAGAGGGCGGCGGATCGAGGCCAGGCGGAACACTCCCTACGTCGGCGGCCGGATCTGGCTGGCCAGCGCAAGGTTGGGGTTCAAGAGCTTTCCCCTGCCGAGGGTGATGATGCTCGATGAGATCGACAGCTTCGACCTGCTGAAGTTCACCGAAGAGCAGGCCCGCGCCGAGATCGCGGCGAGGACGGAGCGCTGGAGGAAGCTGATCAACCCCTTGATGGGCAAGCCGTGGGAGGAGCAGGCCGATGACTGAAGCCGCCCTCGTCTCTTACCTCCTCGACAACCGCTACCGCATTCCCAACCGGGCCATCATCAACTGCCTGGCCCTGGCCCGTCTAAACCCCACCCCCCTCCGCCGGGTCAGCGCCAAGGATCTCATGATCGTGTTCCAGCACAGCCATCCCGCTGGCGTCAGCGCCATCCTGCAGGAGCTGAAGCGCTGCGGTCTGGTCGACTTCGAGCCAGGAACATCCGGCACCCCCGGCTACCTGATCTGGCGGGTGGGGCCGGTGGAGGAGAATGCCCATGAAGCTGACCAAGACCGCCGTTGACAAAGCCGCCCCGCGGGCTCGCCGCTACCGGCTGAACGACACCCTGGTGCCCGGCCTGTGCCTGCTGGTGCTCCCCTCAGGGGCCCGCACCTACTACCTGCGGCATCGGGTCGACGGTGCTCAGCGGGAACTGAAGCTGGGCACCCCGGCGGAGCTCACCCCCGATCAGGCCCGCGAGCTGGCCCGGGTCGCCTTGGCCAGCGTGCGCGCGGGGGGAGACCCGGCAGCGGAGCGGCGTGCGCGCCGGGATGCCCCGACCGTCGAGGCCCTCGCCGCCCGCCACCTGCAGGCCCACGCCAGCCGGAAGCGGAGCGGCCGCAACGATGAGATCCTGTGGCGGCGTCACCTGCTGCCCGCGTTCGCGCGCGTGCGCGTGGCCGCCCTCACCCGCGAGCAGGTGCGCGAGTGGCATGCCTGCCACCCGCAGCCTGCGACCGCCAACCGGGCCCTGGAGGTGCTCGGTGTTGCGATGGGCCTGGCGGAGGAATGGGGGTGGCGGCCGGTGGGCAGCAATCCGGCCCGGGGGGTGAAGGCGCACCCGGAGCGCCAGCGCCGGCGGTATGCCAGCCCGGAGGAGCTGGCCCGGCTGCGTGCTGCGATGCAGCAATGGGAGGCCCAGGGGCCGATGGCGGTGCGGTGGCGGTTCGTCCAGCTGGTGCGCCTGCTGCTGCTCACCGGGGCCAGGCTGCGGGAGGTGATGTGCGCCGAGTGGTCGGAGATCGACTGGGCCCGGGGCGTTCTGCTGGTGCCCGCAGAGCGGGGGAAGACCGGGGCCAGCGAGGTGCGGCTGAGCGATCGAGCGCTGGCGATCTTGGGGGAGCTCCGGTCGAAAATCGGGGAGCAGCTCCCCGAAAATCGGTGGGTGATCCCCGGCGAGACGGGCGAGCGGCCGCTGGTGGGCTACCGGCGGATGTGGCTGGCGCTCCTCGAGGAGGCGGGGGTGGCCGATCTGCGGGTGCATGATCTGCGCCACACGTTCGCCAGCTACTCCCTGAGCAGCGGGCAGCCGCTGGGCGTGGTGGGCCAGCTGCTGGGGCACCGGAGCACGCAGACCACCAGCCGGTACGCCCACCTGGTGGATGACGCGGCGCGGGCGGCGGTGGAGCGGGTGAGCGACGACCTGGGAATGTGAAGGATTGTCACAGGAGGCTGGCGCACCACCGGCCGGCCTCTACCTTGGGTTCATCGACAGGCCGAGCGCGCCGTCGATCACCACCTCTCGCCTGGCACTGGCCAGTTCATCCCATGTCCGTCTCCTGCATCCTCGCCTGGGCTCTGGTGCTCCTGCTCCTGCCCTTCATGATCCTCATGAGGATCACCGAGTCCCGCACCGAGTGCGCGCGCCGGCTGCGTCGCAGCGGCTGGACGCAGCAGCGCATCGCCGATCACCTCGGCTGCAGCCGCACCACCGTTCGCCGCCTGCTGGCCGCCTAGGGGGCCGGCCACAGCTCCCGGGGATCCTTGCCCGTGGCCATCATCCGAGCCAGCCGTTCTGCACGCTGGCCCACCTGCCCGGCCCACTTCGAGTCGAGCATCATCGTCGCCGCGCGCTGGTAGTCCCCGGCCTGGATCGTGGCCAGCGTTCGCTTGAACCCGAGCAGGCCATCGATGCCCAGGTTGAACGCCATGTCCACCAGCACCCGCTGGCGCACCTCGTTCAGGCTCGACACCCAGGGCAGCGCATGCACCAGCTCGGTCTCTTTCTCGCTGATGTCGTTGCAGAGCAAGTAGGCAGACTCAGCGGCGGTGATGCCCCGATCGTCCAGGTTGCGGCCCACACCGATGGTGAGCTTGCCAGCGGTGCAGCGGTAGGGCTTGAAGCGCTCCCCCTCATGAAGGCGGAGCTGCCTCACCATCGCGTGACGGTCGACCATCAGCGGCTCGAACGGAAGGGGAAGGCGCGCATGGCTGCCGACAGCACCAGCTGCAGCACGCTGTTGCTGCGGATCTTGGGGTTCATGCCCACGATCTCAGAGGCGACGAACAGCGCCAGGCCGATGTACTGCACGTATTGGGGATCCACGGGGTTCGCTCCTTGTGGTTGATTGCAGAGTAGATCAGGAAGGCTTCGCGATGATGGCCCAGCCCATTCCTGGCGCGAAGGCATTGCCCCTGGCAGCGTCTACCATCCAACGGCGACCGAGGTTCCGCTTCGAATACTGGAGCTTTGCGCCCCAGTTGTTCAGGTAGAGGCCAGTGATCAGGTTCAGGTTGCCAAACGGATCGTGGACGATGATCGCGTCGTCGTTGTAACCGATGGCGCAGATCCAGTGACCGCCACCGGTGGGCCGCTCGACTGGGCCCTTGTGCAGGATCCCGATCGGGACCGGGAAACCGGCATCGATCTGCTTGTGGATGGTCTGCCAGTCCGCAGCATGGGTGAGGCTGGCCTGGACGCCGAAGCTGGCCAGCGCCTTCAGCTGGCTGGTGCTGTCGATCGTGTCGCCGTAGCGCAGCACCCGGCCCAGGTAGGCGTCGTCGCCGTTGGGGCCCTGGAGGGTGCCAGGGCGGATGGCCTCGAGGAGCATGGCGCAGCTGGAGGAGAAGCACATGCGGAGGGCATGGGCCGTCGCCGAGTCGCGCTGCGAGAAGTAGGGCACCCTCAGCGGGTTGGTGATCGCCCTGGTGGTCTCCTGCTTCCCGTCAGCCTTCCAGGTCTCGTACCACCCTGCATCGTCCTTCTTCAGGCTGGCAGGTACCCCTTCCCAGAACTGCAGCACCGCCGCCCGCTGATGGGGCAGGCCCTTCCAGTGCTCGAAAAAGGCGATCGGGTCGGTGATCATGGCCGGCCGGCGTTGTTTCTGGTGATCTCGCGGAGGATTCCGATCTGCACCCGCATGGAGTTCATCTCGGTCCGCACCTGTTCGATCAGAGTATCTTGCCGGTTGTCGCTCTTCACCAGGCCCGCGATCTGGGTCTGGATCACGTCCATCCCAGCCCAGACCCTGATGCACGTGCCAATGAGGGCGATGGTGCCAACGGCGATCAGCTGAACGGAGAGGTCACCGAACCTGGCGTTCAGTCCACCGCCACCGTTCTGGCGGTCGTCGTCACGGCGATCCATCGAGCGTGCCTCAACGTGATGCAGTCTAAAGCGAGCAGTGGCCTCGGTCACTTCAGCCTCCAGTATTCGGGGGTGCGGCCGTAGTAGCTGGTGTAGCTGCTGGGCGAGGCCACCCAGCTGAAGCTGCCCCGACTGGAGCTGTTGCTGATGATGCTGCCATCGTTCTGCACGATGCCAACGTGAGGGTAAGGAGGGTTGCCATTGTCGCGGAAGATGGCGATCGCGCCAGGCTCTGGGCCCGATAGCAGGGTGCCTGCACCACCAGCGAGAACCGATCGAGCGGTTGGCACGTAGTTGCTGTTGCCCCAGGGCGGGGTGATGCCAGCGCTCCTCAATACCTTGTTGACGGCGAACAGGCAAGCGTTGTTGCCACCGTCCGGGCCGCCTCTGGTGCCCATCCCGCGCGCGCGGGCAGCGGCGGTGCCCAGGGCTGAGGCCTTGCCTGATGGCGAGAGGCCATCGTTCGCGCCGCTGCCACCGGCCCAGTCGTTGCTCTCCTCGCCCTTGGTTCCGCACTCGATCGAGGTGCGGTAGCCCTGGCTGTCGAGGCGATGCTCCACCGTCTTCGCGTTCCAGGTGCCATCCACCTCTGGGCGGAACCCCTGGAGGGTGATGAGGCCCTCGGCGTTGATCTCCGGCCGGCCGGCGACCGTCAGGCTGATGCTCACCTCGCCAGCCTGGAGGGACTGCAGGCGGCTCTCGGCCGCCTTCTGCGCCTCCTGCTGTGAGCGGAAGGTGCCCCGCTCCTCGAACCCTGGCTGCTTGCCCTTCTGGCCCGCCGCCACGGTCTTCTCCTTGTTGGTCGTGCGGTCGAGGTAGCGCACGGTCACCTGGCTGTAGGAGCCGCGGTTCTTCACCGTCGCCCGCCACCCCGGCTCCGCCTCGGTCTCCTTGATCGTGAAGGTGCCAGCGGTCTCGCCCGTGCCCCGGGGCAGCATCACCAGCTTCCCGTCAGCGGGCTTGATCGTCGCCTTGTACTTCTCCGCCAGGCGGGAGAGGAAGGCCTGATCGCTTTCGTTGGTCTGATCCTCATGCTTGATCTGCTGCTGGCCCTGGGCCCCCTTCACCGTGGCGGTCATCCCGTTGCGCTTCGCCACCTCCTGCACGATCGCGGCGAGGGTGGTGTTGCGCCAGCTCTGACTGCGGCCCTGCTTCACCAGCTCCGGCGCGGTGGCGGCAGCAGTGGCTTTGATCGTCATCGACCGGTTGCCACCGGTGAAGTCGAGCTCATCGACCGCGAACGCGCCCATGTAGGCCGGCTTGCGGCCGCCGGTGCTGTAGCCCAACCAGACCTTCAGCCACGCCCCCTGGCGCGGCGCTGGCATGCGCTTCTGGCGGTCGTCCAGCACGATCTCCAGGCTGTCGCTCTGCTGCCCCGCCTGGTCGCTGATGCGGATGCTCACCAGCCGATCGGCGATCTGCTGGGTGAGGTCCGTGCCATCGGCGAGGATCTTGAACGCGGGGGTGCTCATGGATCCCAGATTCGCAGGGTCTCACTGGTGCTGGGCGCTGGCAGGTCTGGCAGCTCCAGCGTCAGGCCCTCGGG